GGGTTCATGGTGGACTGCATTCAACTCTGTCACTAACATGACAGACCACTTACAGGGACGTTCTAACGATGGTAGATTACAATCTGCTTGGTACGGACGTAACCGTAAAGTGAAACTCAACGCTTTAGATAAAGCACTTGAGTATGCCGATGCGGCATAAAAAAGATTGGTGGGGGGTTGAAAAATCCCCTGCTAATCCTTATATATAGTAGTGATATGCCGATAATCGGGTATCACATATTTACTTGCTTTAAATAGGAGAAATCAAATGGCATTTAATTACGCAGCACTAGATCCAACAAGGATCAACACCTACTCTATCGGTTTCGATAGAATGTTCGATAGTCTAACCTCAGCGTCTGGCTATACACAACAAACCAACTATCCCCCATACAATATCATCAAGAAGTCTGATACAGAGTTTCTTATTGAAGTAGCAATTGCTGGCTTCTCTAAAGATGATGTCGAAGTTCGTATGGCAGAAAATAGATTGAACATCAGTTCGATTGATTTGAAAAACTCAGAAATGGATAATACAGAATATCTACATAAAGGTATTTCTGCTCGTTCATTTAAACGTGCATTCACGTTGTCTGATGATGTTGTTGTGAAAGAAGCGAACATGGAAAATGGCATTTTGTCTATTGCAATGGAACGAGTTATCCCAGAGGATAAGAAACCTCGTACTATTAAAATTAAATAATGTTATAAAGTGCTGGGCGCCTCTTGACAGAGGTGCCCTTTTATGTTACTATATGTAATACTAATAAAACTATAGGATGCGAATGTGAAAGAAATCGACTACAAATATTCAGAAGATGTTATTCTGAAACAACTCAAAGAGTACATAGACAAAACCTATGATGCTCACTATTCCCACAACAAGTTTCAAGCCACAGAATTCATTATGGACTCTGGACATGGCGAAGGTTTTTGTATCGGCAATATACTCAAGTATAGTCAACGGTACGGAAAAAAAGACGGTAAGAACAGAAATGACTTGCTAAAAGTGATCCATTATGGTATAATGGCTCTACATAATCACGACACAATGGAGAAATAAATTATGATGCAATTAAGCGGCGACACACGAGACGTTCTCAAGAACTTCTCAACCATTAACCAAAACCTTATGGTAAAATCTGGTAACACGATTAATACCATGTCTGCAATGAAGAACATTGTAGCAAAGGCAACAATCCCAGATACTTTTAGTAATGAGTTTGCAATCTATGACTTGAATGAATTCTTGTCTGCACTTTCCTTATTCAAAAGTCCATCACTAGACTTTGCAGATAAGTCTGTAAAATTGAATGAAGAGGGTGGTGGTAGTTCTTTGAATTACTTCTTTAGTGACCCATCTGTTGTTACAACACCAAAGACTGAAATCACAATGCCATCTGTTGATGTAGAATTTACATTTACACAAAATGCATTCATTGATATTCAGAAGGCGTCTGCTGTACTTGGTGTTCCTGATGTAGTGCTAAAAGGTACTGCTGGTGGTGATATCAATCTTACTGTTACTGACCGTAAGAATGAAACATCTAATGACTTTGCAATCAAGGTTGGTGATAATGCTCCTAGTGACTTCACATACTACTTTAAAGTAGAAAACCTTAAACTTCTTTCTGGCGATTATAAGGTAGAAGTATCTTCAAAAGGCATTTCGCATTTTACTAATGTGACAAAACCAATTGAATACTTTATTGCTTTGGAAGCATCCTAAACCAGAAGGAAATTATATAATGAATGATGTGATGTTATGGGTGGAGAAATACCGCCCAAGTACAATCAGTGAGTGTGTTCTTACTGATGAATTGAAAACCACCTTTCAACAGTTTGTAGATGATGGACATATCCCTAATCTCTTACTGTCTGGTGGGGCTGGTGTTGGTAAGACAACTGTTGCAAAAGCAATGCTTGACGAAATCGGTGCCACATATATGTTAATCAACGGTTCAGAAGAATCGGGTATTGATGTACTGCGAAACAAGATTAAGAACTTTGCAAGTACTGTCTCTATGGATGGTAATCGTAAGTTTGTAATTCTTGATGAGGCAGACTATCTCAATCCACAATCTACACAACCAGCGTTGCGTGGGTTTATTGAGGAGTTCCACAAGAACTGTGGGTTCATTCTTACCTGTAACTTTAAGAACAGGATTATCGAACCTTTGCACAGTCGGTGTTCTGGTGTGGTATTTAAGATACCTAATACAGACAAACCAAAACTTGCTGGTGAATTCTACAAACGTGTACAGGATATCCTTGCACAAGAGAATGTACAATACCAGCCTAAAGTTGTACAAGAACTGGTAATGAAACACTTCCCAGATTGGCGTAGGGTTTTAAACGAACTGCAAAGATACTCTGCTTCTGGTATGATTGACACTGGAATACTTGTCAATATCTCAGAATCAAATATGAAGGACTTGATTGTCCATCTCAAGGCGAAAGACTTTAAAGGTATTCGTTCTTGGATTGCAAACAATCTAGACAATGACCCTTCACAACTGTATCGTAAAATTTATGATACATTGTATGATAATATACAATCTAGTACCATTCCACACATGGTAATGGCTGTTGCAGATTATCAATACAAATCGGCATTTGTTGCAGACCAAGAAATAAACATGCAAGCGTTTATGATTGAGGTTATGTCACAGGTGCAGTTCAAATGAGTTATGAATTAAAACATTATCTTAACTCAATAAACAACACTAAGGAAAATCTGATGGATTCAGATGATCCTATGTGGGAAAAGAAGTATCCATCATATGTTGTAAACAGATGTTTGGGTGCATTCAATGACACCATTATGTTCGTTAATGAAATGAATATGCGTCACCACCTTGACGCAAAGCTTCAATACGATTTTTTACTAAATACTATTAGATCTAAGAAACGCTTCGCCCCTTGGGTAAAAGCTGAAAAGTTAGATGACTTAGAGTATGTTAAAGAGTATTACGGCTACGGTAATGAAAAAGCGAAGGTTGCTCTTTCGGTACTTAATAATGAACAGATAAAGGCTATCAAAGATAGTTTGAATAAAGGTGGAAGAAATGGAAGAAATTGAATGGCAACCCGAAAGGATGCTAGAAGTAAAACTAAAGGAACCTGATGACTTCTTAAAGGTTCGTGAGACACTATCAAGAATTGGTGTCGCTTCTCGTAAAGAGAGGAAACTGTACCAATCATGTCATATCCTACATAAACAAGGTAGGTATTACATTGTACATTTCAAAGAGTTGTTTGCCCTTGATGGTAAGGAAACAAACATCAATGAGAATGATATATCTCGTAGGAACTCAATCGCAGTTCTTTTGAGTGATTGGGGCTTAATTGAAATTCTAGGTGAAACTGAACCTAGAGCACCCTTATCCCAAATCAAAGTAATTTCCTTTAAGGAAAAGAATGAGTGGGATTTGGAAACAAAATATAACATTGGAAAAAAGCGAGAACTATAAAATGAGTACAGATATTCTGAAAGCAGTAAAACAGCACGCTGAAGCTAAGATTGCAATGCATCAAGTTAACGTGATGGTTTACTTAAAGAATCCTGCTGGTATCGGGGAACACTCAGATATCACAGAAACAGTCGAGAAAGAACTAAAGCAAATGGCCCACTATCAAGATGTCCACGACATGATTGATAAGTATTTCCCAGAAGCACCAGAGGATCAAATGCCACTTTTCTCTTGACATTCGCCCTTAAATCGTATATAATGAATCTAATTGATAAGGAAAAATATGTCAGACTTCTATACACACGTTGCCCAATGGGGCAACCAACTGCTCGTTCGTGCTGTAAAGAATGGTGTCCGTACTAACTTCAAAGTAAAGTACGAACCTACTCTTTTCGTTCCTGTCCAGAAAGAAACTGGTTGGAAAACCTTGGATGACAAAAACGTCAATCCAATGAAGTTCCTTTCTATTAAGGAAGCAAAAGCATTTATCGAACAGTATCAGTCCCAGCCTCATCTTGTGTATGGAATGAACCAATTCCCATATACATACCTATCTGAAAAGTATCCAAAACAAATTCAGTTTGATTCAAAACAACTGAAGATTGTCACGATAGATATTGAGGTGGAGTGTGAGAATGGATTCCCTCATGCTGATCAGGCGATAGAACCTATGCTTTCTATCACCGTCAAAGACCACAATGCAGGCAAGTTTATTGTATGGGGTATGCGTCCCTATAAAAACAGTAGAGATGATGTAGAATATATTCATTGTCCTACTGAACGTGACCTTCTTGCTAGGTTTCTTGGTTGGTGGGATGCAGATCATCCTGATATCATTACTGGTTGGAATACTGAATTCTTTGACCTTCCCTACATCTGTAACCGTATAAATTCCCAGTTGGGTGAAGACGCTATGAAACGTCTATCTCCTTGGGGTGTTGTACAGTCACGCATGGTGAATAGTGGGTTTGGTAAGAAGACAGAAATGTTTGAAATCATGGGTGTTAACAACCTTGATTACCTTCAACTGTATAAGAAATTTACATACTCAAACCAAGAGTCATACCGTCTAGACCATATCGCTTTTGTCGAACTAGGACAACATAAGGATGAGAATCCGTATGACACATTTAGTGATTGGTATCAGAAAGACTATCAGTCTTTTATTGACTATAACATAATGGACGTTGAACTAGTTGATAGACTAGATTCCAAAATGAAACTGATTGATTTGATTCTCACTATGACGTATGAGGCTAAAGTTAATATGTCTGATGCATTCACATCTGTGAAGTATTGGGATGTTTTGATTTACAACCACCTTCTGAAACGTAAAGTTGTTATCCCAACAAAGACTCGCAATGAGAGTAAGGGTGAGAAGTATATCGGTGCATACGTTAAAGACCCACAGGTTGGACAACACAAGTGGGTTATGTCTTTTGACTTAAACTCTCTGTATCCTCACCTAATCATGCAATACAATATTTCTCCAGAGATGTTGTTACCTCAAACTATGCCTTACAATGACAATACCATTGATGAGATGTTATCACAACAGATAGACTTATCTATGTTACCTGATGCAAAAGTTGCTAGGACACCAAATGGTGCATTGTTCAGAACAAAGAAACAAGGGTTCTTGCCTGAGATGATGCAAGAGATGTACAATGACCGTACTATCTACAAGAAGAAGATGTTGACTGCTAAACAGCAGTATGAAGATACCAAAGACCCTAAGTTTCTAAATGATGTGTCTCGTTTCCAGAACATCCAAATGGCACGAAAGATTTCATTGAACTCTGCTTATGGTGCGATTGGTAATGAATGGTTTAGATATTATGACTTAAAGATTGCAGAAGGTATTACAACTTCTGGACAACTATCTATTCGGTGGATTGAAAAGGCACTGAATGGTTACTTGAATAAATTGCTGAAAAGCGAAGGAGTAGATTATGTTATTGCATCAGATACGGATTCAGTATACATTAGGTTTGATGAACTTGTTAGTAAGGTGTTATCGAAAAGAGTTGATGAGTCGGAAGATTCATATCGTCTCAGGGTGGTGGAGTTCCTTAATACGATTGCTCAAGAGAAAATCGAACCTTTTATTGATAAGAGTTATCAAAATCTTGCTAAATATGTAAATGCATATGAACAGAAGATGGAGATGGGCCGTGAGGCAATCGCAGACAAAGGTATCTGGACTGCTAAGAAACGATACATTCTAAACGTATGGGATATGGAAGGTGTTCGTTATCAAGAACCACAATTAAAGATTATGGGTATTGAGGCTGTTAAGTCTTCTACTCCTGCTCCATGTCGTGCCAAGATTAAAGAATGTCTAAAGATTATTATGTCTGGTACAGAACAAGATGTGAATGATTTCATAATTGATTTTAGAGAAGAGTTTATGAATTTACCAGTAGAGGATATTGCATTTCCTCGTTCTGTTAATGGACTTGCAAAATGGAGTAGTAGTTCTAGTATCTTTTTGAAGGGTGTTCCTATGCACTGTCGTGGTGCTTTGTTGTACAATCACTTCACCAAGAGGAATAAACTTACACACAAGTATCCTCTTATTCAAGAAGGTGAGAAGATTAAGTTTATTCACCTAAGAACTCCTAATCCCATGTCATCTAATGTCATATCTTTTATAACTAAATTACCAAAAGAACTTGACATTCATCGCTATATAGACTATGATATGCAGTATGAGAAAGCGTTTGTAGAACCATTGACGTTTATTATGAACCAGATTGGATGGAATATTGACCGTTCTTATGGTACGCAAACAACACTTGAGGACTTTTTTGGATGATACTAGAACGAGATGATGCTATATGGGCTGCAACAAAGTTGATGAATTACTTCAAAGACTTTGGGCGTATTGATGACTATTTTCGTGCTCGTAAGATTGAACGTGTAAAAAACATTCCTCAGTCATTGCCCGGCATGGGACTAGAGGATGATTTCTTTCAGTCTTTCGATATGCATCCAGAAGATATGAACTTTGCTGTATCAACTATTCCAAATAAAACATGGGACACTATGTTAGAGAAGGTTGCATCATTTAGTCCAGACGATAGCCCAGGCAAGAATATGAAACTGGTTGTTAAGGAAACAACTACTAATACTATAGTTGGTTTCATTCGTTTAGGTTCTCCCTTAATTAACTCCAAGCCTCGTAATGATTATTTGGGTGGTGTGCCAGACTTAAACATATTCAACAAACATGCAATAATGGGTATGGTAATCGTAGCAACTCAACCATTTGGTTTCAACTATCTTGGTGGCAAACTTCTTGCTGGTATATGTAACTCACATGCAGTTCGTAGAATGTTGAATGAAAAGTATGATACAGAGTTTTGTCTTTTTGAGACTACTAGTCTCTATGGTAATATCAAGTCATCTTCTATGTATGATGGAATGCGTCCATTCCTTAGATACAAGGGTGACACAGAATCTAAGTTTCTATTGACACTAGGTGAAGAACTCTATTTTGAATTGCGTGATTGGTTTACTGAAAAGAATGGTGGTGAAGACCTCATTCACAAAGGTGCTTCTAGTCGCAAGATGAAAATTCAAACAAAGATGCTTGGTATTGTCAAAGCAAGTCTAAAAGTACATGATACAAAAGCGTATGAGTTGTTCTCAGACCAGATGGCAAAGGCAGGACAGGTTACGACCCAGAAACGATTTTACATGGGAAACTATGGATTTGAAAATGTACAAGATGTGTTACTTGGTAAAACTGATAAACTAATTAAAGCAGAGAACTTTGATAGGTTTGAACTTGATGGTGTGGTTGCATGGTGGAAGAAACTTGCTACCAAGCGTTACAATAAGATGATTGCAGAGAATAAGGTTCGTACAGAACTAGAAGTCTGGAATCAAGATACTATGGATAAGATTGATATTATACGATGATTGGATTTACTTGCGGCGCTTTTGACTTACTACATGCTGGACATGTTGTTATGCTTAAGGAAGCTAGAAAGAACTGTGATAGGTTAGTTGTAGGATTGCAAACCGACCCATCTATTGATAGGGAAGATAAGAACAAACCTATACAATCAGTATATGAAAGATACGTTCAATTATCGGGCGTAAAGTATGTGGATGAGATTATTCCATATGACACAGAACAAAGTCTAGTAGACTTATTACAATCGCAAGAGATTGATATTAGGTTTATTGGAGAGGACTACAGGGACAAAGGATTCACTGGTGATGACTTGCCCCTACAAGTATTTTATACTAATCGACAACACTCATTTTCAACTTCAACATTGAGAAGAGTAATAATGCGAGAAAATAGTTAGTATAAATAGAACCGTAATATGATAATATATTACATATAACCGTATCTGAATAGATACAAGGAGAAAATAATGATTATTAAATCATCTAAAAAATCAGAGGTAGCAGCTGTTCTTGCTACATTAGAAATCGGCAAAACATACAGTATACAAGAAATTGTTGATACAATCAAACAAGTATGTAATCACAAAACCGATACCACAAAATCCTTTGAAATGGTTTCTGGAAACTATGTAGGTGCAACATTCCCATTAAATGAACTTTACGTTGATATGTCTTATCAACGCAGAATACGTCTTACAAAGATTATCAACAAACTAAAAGCAGTAGGTGGATTTGATAAGGATGTTGCCGGTGCAGTTGATATTGCTTATCGTCCATGTTCAGGCAAAAACTATGTTTGGGATGGATTGCGTAGATGTATCATGGTAGGAATGTGTGGTGGAGATAGAATTACTGCTTCCCTATACACCCACCCAGCAAATCTTTATGACGATGAATGTAGAAAATCAGAAGCTAGATTTTTCAAAATTAGAAATGCAGATTCGGAAACAATGTCGTTTGAGGAAATCTTCAAATCAAGAGTTTCCTATGAAGAGTCTATTGCAATCGCACAACTTAAATTGTTGAAGGAATGTGGATTGGATGTTGAAGGATTGAATCCACAAGGTACACAATTGGGTGGGCTTCGTGCATTTGACGAAATCTACAACAAAATTCCTAGTGAAACAATTATTAATGCATCTAAAATTTACACATATGCATTTAATAACCAACCACAAGTTCTTGGATATGGTCTTGCTGGACTTGCTACATTATTAAATACAGAAGGTTTTGAAGACCACTATGATTATGATGATGTTCGTGATGCTCTAAGAGAGTATGCAAAAACTAACAAACCCAATACAATTACAAATCCTAGAATTAACTCTGCAGCTTTCAAATCTATTGCATATAATATTGCAACAAAGGTATTGAAAGACCAGAATGGTTTGAAATCAGCTCTGTTAGATAGTGAACAAATGGAAGTTATGGAGTCTTTTTAATGAATCTCTTTGAGATAGGTGAAAAACAAAAACTTCAAAAGACTGTTAGGGTACTCTGGTATCCTAACATTACTTTCCAGAAGGACTTGGAGAAAGATAGTTATATCCAAGTTGTCAAGAATCAGATTAAACTTCTGAATGAAATTCGTGATGACTTGTGGCATTATATGATTCTTCCTTGTCCAGTTCCCTCGTTGCAGTTTGATAATGTAACGCAGTGGTACATGGACTTCGAAACTTATCCCCAGACCATGAGATCTTCGTTCAGAGTAGATGTAGTACGAAAGATGCTTAATAATAGTCTAGATTTTGATATTGTTATGTCACACTTACCAGAACATACACACCAACTTACTAATACACTCTATAATGTAACACACCATATGCCTCCAGTGATGGGATATTCTCATTGGTTCGACCTAAAAGATGTTGTTGCATGGCCTAAAGATAGTTTCCTACAAAACATGACTGGGCTATTAGAGTATGATAGATGCTATATCAATACACAGGCACAAAAGGACTTGGTGATTGAACAAGCATCAGAAACATTCAACACTAAAACTATTATCAAATTAGATGATATATTGACTGTTCAACACTTAGGTGTTAAGGAAGAGGATATTGTTGATAGTATCAATGAGAACCCAGAAAAGATTATTGTATTTAATCACAGGCCTGATACATACAAACACTTCAAAGAATTTATCGCCTTGACTGATGAGTTGTGGGAAATACGACAGGACTTCAAAGTTTGGATACCTCTCTTAGATAAACCTAATCGTGATTATGTTGTAACAACAAAGTTTGATAAACAGGGATACTATAAAGAACTCAGGAAGTGCTATATGGGATTCTCTCCAAAACAAAAGTACGGTGGTTGGAGTGTCAGCACAACAGATGGTATGATGAACGGTGTTCCTTATATCATGTATGATGCAGACTATTACCATGAACTGCATGATAAGGCATCTTTCTTTAGTGATGATAATGATGCACTAATGATGATGAATACATATCTAGATGACCTTCCATTTAGAAATGAAGAGGCAGAATATGCCTTGGAACACATTCGTGATAATCTTATATACAAAGATAAGATGGTAGATATGAACGAATATATGAACGACTTGTTATCGAAACAGAAGGTTATGGGAGATAGTGAGAAGTTTAAAGAAATTGTCGAATTTATAAAAACTAACAAGCAAGTTGGTAAAAAAGATTTGATGGATTGGCTGTGTTGGGGTAGAGGAATTAAGTGGACACCGTATCGGCGTGCTCTTATGAATCACCCAAACATATTTGATGTGAACGGTTCTTTTCCAACATACTGTTGGAAAGATTAATTAAAATAGGAAAATAAAATGAAACAGAATGATATTGTAACACTTGTACTAACAAACGGTGCAGAAGTAATTGGTAAATACATCGTAGATGATATGATGTCCTATACTATTGAACGCCCACGTTTGGTGCAAGTGAATGAAAAGGGCGTAGCTCTTGTTGATGGTGTCTGTATGACAGGTGAAAAGGTTGACGGAACTTTGCAGTTCAATAAGACTTGTGTTGCTTTCGTGATACCGACTATGAAAGAAATTGCTGCCGGATGGCAAACACAGACTAGTGGAATTCAAGTGCCACAAAAGGGTGTAATTCTATAAATCTCTTGACAAACCCCCTATAATTTGTTATTATATACAAGATGAAAATTTATGAAGGAGATACGATATGATTGATGAAGCTTTACTTTTGGACTACCAAAGATTTGTTGATGCAGTGACTAGCGATGAGTCTAAAGACCCCGATGCATTTGGGGATGCTCTAGATATTATTGATGATTTTGGGGTTCCCCCAGAACGTCTTATTACTGCTGCAATGGGACTTAGTGCCGAAAGCGGTGAGTTCACTGAGATTGTGAAGAAATGTTTATTCCAAGGTAAACCTATGGATGAACATACGGTATGGCACGCCAAACGAGAGTTAGGTGATATTATGTGGTATCTTGTTCAGGCTTGTATTGCTCTAGATACTAATATAGAGGAAGTCATATATATGAACACAGACAAACTTGAATCAAGATATCCCGATGGGTTTGATTCGTTTCGTTCTGAAAACAGAGAAGAAGGAGATTTGTAATTGGATTTTTTTAAAGATATTGCCAAGACAGCGGGCAATGAATACGCTGCACTCGTAAGTGATGGAGTTGAGGCAGGAGATGTAGATTCGTTTATTGATACTGGTTCTTATATCTTCAATGCTCTTTTGTCTGGTAGTATCTATGGTGGACTTGCATCCAATAAGATTACTGCTATTGCAGGCGAAAGTGCAACTGGTAAGACGTTCTTTATTATGGGCATGGTTAAGTCATTCCTTGATGCAAACCCAGAAGCTGGTGTGTTGTATTTTGAGTCTGAATCTGCTATTACTAAACAGATGGTTATCGACAGGGGTATTGACCCTTCTCGTATGGTTATCTTGCCTGTGACTACAGTACAAGAATTTAGAACACAATCACTGAAAGTTCTAGACAAGTATTTGGAAACACCAGAAGGACAACGTGCTCCTATGATGTTGTGTCTTGATTCACTTGGTATGTTATCTACAACGAAAGAAGTAGAAGATACTGCTGAAGGTAAAGAGACTAAAGATATGACAAGGGCTCAGATTGTTAAGGCAACATTTCGTGTGTTAACACTGAAACTAGGTAAAGCAAAAGTACCTATGATTGTTACTAATCACACATATGATGTAGTTGGTTCTATGTTCCCTACCAAAGAAATGGGTGGTGGTTCTGGATTGAAGTATGCGGCATCATCTATCGTATATCTTTCTAAGAAGAAAGAGAAAGATGGAACTGCTGTTGTCGGTAATATTATTCACTGTAAGAATGCTAAGTCACGATTAACTATTGAACATAAGATGGTTGATGTAAGATTGATGTATGAACGTGGATTAGATAAGTATTATGGACTATTAGAACTTGCAGTAAAGTATGGTATATTCAAGTCAGTATCAACTCGTATTGAATTGCCAGATGGTACAAAAACATTTGGTAAAACTATCAATAACAACCCAGAGAAATTCTTTACTGAAGATGTGATGCAACAACTAGATGCTGCCGCTGCGAAAGAGTTCAAGTATGGAACAAAACTGGCAGATGTTGAAGAAGCAGTTGAAGGATTACCAGAAGATGAAGAACTTAATACAGACGTATGAGAACGTAATCTCTGAGTCGTTATCAAAACAACTCATTGCCATGTTTGAAAAGTATCCTCAACACCATGAGGATATTGTTCTTGATGGACACCGTTCTTTTAAACAAGTAACTATGCAACTTCACGAACAGTGGAAGCCTTTTGAAGATACTCTTCAAGAGGTTTTCTTCAATTACATTGATAAGTATATGAAGGACTCAAATGTTACTGAACGAATGTTTCCACAGAAGTTTGCATTTGAAAACTTTAGATTAAAGAGATACATGCCAAATGACATTGATGAGTTTGATAATCATGTTGATGTCGGTAGTATTGATAGCGCTCCAAGGTTCTTGGTGTTCTTCTTATATCTAGATGATAATGAAGGTGGACACACAGAGTTTCCACAGTTCAACATCTCTGTTCAACCACAAACAGGAAGAATGTTAATGTTCCCACCAATGTGGACACACCTACATGCTGGACGCAAACCAATTGATAAACCAAAATACATTATAGGGAGTTATTTACATTATGTCTGATATGGGAGACTACTACACCTATGTAGAAAACAAGGATAAGTCTTGGACAGGCATAGGACTTACAGAAAAAGCAGGGATGTGGCAGGGTGTTGTATATGAATACGGCAAAGTTTCTATAATAGAAGACGAAAAAAATGACTCCGCCTCTTTACAATTTGAGTGGAATCTGTTAGACTCTAATGGACTAGGTAAAGAATGTTTCGATGATGATTTCTTCAATCTCATTGGAGACATTCTACAAGATTTGATTAATGATAATATAAATGAGGGCAGTTTTACAGATGCAGACGATGACGATAGAAAAGACGATATTCAGTAATTTAATCTATAATGAAAATTATGCCCGTAGGGTATTACCTTTCATT